CCATTAACTTCGATCAATGGCTTTGGAAAAGTGTAACCTGCTTTAGCAAATCTAGAACCTGCTCCAGCCATAGGAATTAACACATTCATCTTCTTATCTCTCCATGGTATAGACTTTTTTGTGATTCCGTTTAAAATGTCCATCACATCATCAATCTTATCTGTTGTCAAATCATCAGGATCTTTTATAGGTATCAAATGTGCGCCAGAATCTGTGGCAGCCTGTCTACCTATATGACTATCTTCGAGAATCGCAGTATTTTTGGGCAAACAATTCAGTTTTGTCATTGCTTGCCAATACATTTCAGGATAAGGTTTTGGTTTAGACACATCTTCATTACTCACGAACACATCAACATACTCAATAACACCAATTGAAATCAGTGCAATTTTAACAGTCTCCCTAATAGAATTACTAGCGACTGCAATCTTGATGCCACTATCTTTCAATCTCTTAAAAAATGAAATCAATTTTTCATCTTTAGGAAATTTTCGAATTAAATCGAAAGTTGAATTTTGTTTGTCTTGCCAAACTTGATTATAGTATTCTGGTGGTAATCCTTTATCGACAGTCAACATCTCTAGTTTTCTTGTCGTATTCAAACCATCATATCTGGACAGATGTTCGTCTATAGTTATTACATATTTTTCATCAACTCTTCTGAGTGCGTCATTGAATGAAAAGAAGTGTAATTCTCTAGAATTGATTAATACACCATCCAAATCAAAAATTGCTAATTTATTAAGCATCACGATGTCTCTTATTATGGCGAACGATTGCGTTCCCGTTACATTTAATTATATACTTATTTCTAACTCTTAGTGACCATTCAACATCTTCAGCTTGACCATGAATCAAACTCTCATTGAATGGATCACTCATTATAACACGTTTCTTAACTAAAAAATATCCACCAGAAATATACATGTGTCTAGTTCTGGACCATTCATCATATGGCAAACATGTGTATCTAGGAAATACAGGATCGTCCCATACAACCCAATCAGTGAAGTGTCTTTTGCCTGTGATCAGTAACTGCTGATTCGAACATATGTCCCATTCACCAAAATTTAAAAATGATTCATACCAATTAGTATCGAAATTATAGTAATCATGTAGATATACCAAGTTCTCGTATTGTGAATTCTGAGCAAGAATATTTTTCTTTCTAGTTATCCATCCAAATTTCTGTGTTTCATCAAACTGGATATAATTCACTGTACTGTCTTGATATGTATCACTACTTCCAATCACATTGATTTCATAGTTTGGAATATTCAATTGATGTATAGATTTTGTAACTTGATTGAGTTGCTCCAGATTACTGAAATCTGTTGTTATACAAAATGAGAAGTTCATATCAATTTCAAAATATCATCAACAGTGTTACTTATCATATGATTCATTGTGACATACTCATAAGATCGTTCAATCTGTTCTTCTGAAACAGGTTTAAATTCTCTCATATATTTCAACAATTCTCCATCAGTATCATATGTGAAGCCAAACTCATTCATCAACTTTGCGCCAGCCATGTTTGTTGCCGCCCAAGGAGTTTTGTTCAACATAGATTCTAGCAACACTAAACCAAAGCCTTCACGATTCGAATGCATGACATACAGATCAGCCTCACGGATTGCAGACATAACATCTTCACGATCATCTAACATCAAATTTTTAACATACTTAGAATCTTCGGGTTTAATATTGAATCTATTATCGTATCCAGTTGTAACCAATGTAATATCAAGTCTTCCAACTTGATTGAACACATCAACAAGTTCTTTCATTCGTTTATTTTGCCAATATCCACCGCAAGACAAGAACATATATTCAGTTTCGATATTAAACTTCTCACGGAAACCAAGTGTGCCCATCGATATCTTTGGATCAATACCATGCCGAACTTTAGTAGACTTACTGAATGCTCCTGGTATTTGACAGACATATACCCAATCTTCATTTGTTGAACAAGCAATATATTTGCAAGTTCTAACAGCATGAAAATATGTTTTTGACAATGAAGGCACAATCAACATGAATAAAATTGGCGATTTAATTTTATCTGAATTGGATAGAACGAAATCTTGAAGACCGACATCACCACCATGAACTACAATCAAATCCCAAGACTCATTTAAAATATTAGGATCACTTGAAACACGAACTCCATTCAAGTCACCCTTATGTTCTCCTGTGAATACCGCAACTTCATGACCACGACTTAAAGTCTCTTCTGCCATGTCACGAACATAGTTTTCAGAACCACCAGGAAATGGAGCATATCGATGAACAACATATAATAATTTAGCCATATTTCTTCTCAATCAAATCACGCCATTCTGGCACTCTATCATACTGATGAACTATAGTATACTCTATTCCAGTTGAAGTTACAACCATATCGCCATCTAATTTAGGTAAAGGTTCTAACAAAAATTCTTTAAATTGTTCTTGCTTAGATGGATCAGCAGTAGTTCCCAACTGACAAGCCCAACCATGTTCAGATTTTGCATACAAACAAAGATCAGTATATGGGTGTTGAGATATTAGAAAATTGAATGTTGACTGATCGCAGATTGGAATTTTAGCTCCCATACAAGAAACGAAGATATTCATACACAAATCTCTAAGATAGTTTGCTCTTCCTGCTAAAACTCCAACATTGAAGATTTCATTTTCTTTAAAAATATTATGTATGAATTGACCATATGTGTCCAGGAGATTCTGATTACCCCAACTCTCATCTTTATATTTAATACTTTCAGATGAAAATATCAGGGATCTATCACCCAAACTATTTTCAATCCATTCGACTGGATTTTTCTGAAACACAACATCACGAACATCTGTTGTGATGACGTAACGATAGTTTGTTTTTGATAGATACGTGTAAAGATGTAAGAATCTCTCCACATGAACCATCATTTGTGATTCGTGAACTAGATTGCCCTCATCATCTTGTTTAAAACCAATAATCTTAAATCCTGCTTCAGTTACTTTTTGACAGGTTTCTCTGTTGGCGTTCATCAAAATTAATACTTTGTCGCCCTCAAAACCAGATTGATTGATCGAGTTAATCCAATACTTTAGTTTATCCCAATCATAGTTGTTGGCACAGCCAATAATCAAATCACGTTGTTCCATAATATCTCCAATGTTTACTGCTTACTTATTCTTCGTATATTCCTTGAAAGATTTTAAACTTTGTCCAGGTGTATCATTGATATACGATTTTACTAATTCATCAGTGCCCTCTTGACCACCACCAGATTTCGGAAGAATGTCTTTCTTCACTTCTTCATGCACACTCTTATGTAGTTTAGTGTTGGTAACAGACTGAACGATATCCCAAACACCCTTATGATTCTTTTTATCTAAATGTGCTTGGTATTTCTTTTTCTGTTCAGGAGTAGCAACTTTATGGAACTTAATCAATTCCATAATTCCAATGTTTCCTTCATAAGATGCTTCGAGTAATTCTTTAAACTTTAACATTTTAATCTCTCGTTAACAATAAAATCTTTTCAATTTGTTTTTCTAAAATTGGACCTCTATTTGGCCAACGAATCAATTCTTGATCTTTTGTCTTATAAAGATTTGTCAGAAATGGCATAATGATTTTTTCTACTTGTTTTAATCGATCTTTATATTCTTCAACTGTCTCATCTTTCTCAGCAATAACTGCTTGAAATTCTTCTTCAGATTCTGTGGAAAATCCAAAGTCTGAATCTCCATATTCTTCCATTAGTTTAGAGATGTCATGTTTCATTATTTGTCCCAAGCCTTTGCGGCATTAAAATTCTGTTGAGAGAACTCCATTCTGTCCACTAATTTTAAAGCACCACCAGTTAGCCTATCAACAGCAACAAACCCTTCCGGACCAGTGACTTTAAATCCTTCAGGTGTTCTTACAAATGTATCCATAGATGATTTGATAACTTCCAATTTACGAATAATCAAATTCTTCGCTTCAACAATAAGATTCATTAAATCGAAGATCAATTTCAATTGATTGATATTGTTTCTGTAAAATCTCATGACCTCATTCTTTTCAGCAAGTCTATTCTTTTTCGTATCTGCTCGTTTTGCTTCGAGAATAGATTTATTGAGTCTATCTTCGACCCACTTAATTAATTCGACAGTATGTCTTCCAGTGTCTCGTATCGGCTCACCAGAACGAACTTTGGTGTTATTGAAAGTTTTGATTTGAATTAATATTTTATCGACACTTGATATTCTATTCAAACTTGTAGCACTAATAGTCTGAAAAACTCTACCAGCTTCAGATAAAATTGAATTCAACCGTTTAGTTTCAGCTTCAGTGAATGTCGATGTTCCTGATGCGTCAACAAATGAAGCATCTCTGAACCAAACATCACGAGTCTGCTTGAGATAACCAATATCAATATTAAATGATGCTTTTAATGTTTCAATTGTTCTACCTGAATATGATGTGTGAAAGACAATACCTAATTGGGCAGAACTGATATTCTTGGCCAAATTTGTATTCGTAGGAACAGCATAAACAATTGTATTGGGTTGAAATGTGATATACGAAGTTCCATCGATGTTTTGATTTTTAGTATCTCCTTTAGTGAAAAGAAGATCTCCTTGAAGTATTCCTCTGATTCCCAATTTAGGAAGAAACGCAAGAGCATATTTAAGTTTGTCATTCAAACCTGGACTCGGATGATTCCTATCTATGTCTGCATCTGTGTAGTTCAATTTACCTTCTTTATTGAAAACAGATTTTGTTCCAACAAAGAATTTTCCATTCTCAGGATTGATTCCACATATGACAGCAGGAGCACCATCCCATTTAGTTGTAACATTGACTTTAGATTTAGATTGTCCCGAGAACATGTCCCGCAATGAACGTAGAAAGTTGATAGACTCTCTTGCGCCAACAACACCACCATTTAAAATATTATCTTCTAAATGTTCTAAGTGGAGATTTGCTCCAGCGTGTTTTGCTTCTGTTAAGTATTGTTTGAAATTCATTTTGTAAACGGATTCTTTTTAGTTGTTCCAGGTTTCAATGAATATTTACTAACTGGCATTTTGGTTATCTTGATTTCAGCTTGAACTTCATAAAATGCAGATCTTGTTGCAATTCTAACTTTAAAATCTCCTATTCCTTCCAACATAGGAACACTTCTTCCGAATTTAAATGGATCTTTATTTGAAATTCTATAAAAATCATCTCCAGCTTGCATGTAGTATGCAGGTTCAGTTTTTCCTATCGTGTAATGTTCAGTAACAACTGTTCCTAAATCTACACCAGGTTTATTGGCAATGTATTGATTTTTTCCAGGCTGAGAGAAATACTTCTTCATGATATGAAGAGGAACTGCACCTTCCTCTTTCAAACCAGTTTTCGTTGTTGGTATCTTCAACTGCTTCAAAGGTATTCCTGTGTACTCAGAAATATCTTTCAGAAACTTCTTGGTCTCAGGAGATTTATTCAAAATGTCAACTGCGGCTTGGGCGGCAGGTGTCGTATAAGTTGTTTTCCATTTGCCATCATCAAAATATACTCTGGGATTAGAAAGATTGTCAGTGTGGCTCATCTTAACTTCTAACCAAGTATCTTTTTTACCATACGTTATATGGACATCTGGATATCCAGTTCCAACTGTTGGTCTTTCAGCTTGGATTCCTGGAATGCTATTTATATTTTCAGCAACATCTTTTTCATATTTGTCTGAAGCAACACTCATCACATCTCCGTATAGTAATATACTATTTATAACACGAAACAACTGACAAAAACTACACTACACACGAATACCTTCAAATTTTGTGTTAAATTTACGTTCTCTGCTACCAAAAGTATTGATTGGACCAGTATCAACATTTTGACCAGAATCTGATAAACCTTTCTGAGCAGAATCTTCAGCATCATATAGTTTCATTTTAGCACGATCAACACCAATAACAAACTTCTTATTGAAGTTGGGATCACCATAACGATTCTTTAATTGCTTAACCATAATTTGATTAAGCTGTTCAAGTTCTTCTGTTGAGATCAATGCAAACATAAAATCAGCAGTCGCAGGCAATCCAAAGGATTCTGAAGTATCTTCAAGACCAACGTCTGTATTCGAAAAGCCACTTCGAGTTGTTTGCGTAGCAGACATGACGGGTACACCAAATTCTACAGCAAGACCACGTAGTTCTTCAGCAATTGCTTTGATGTAGGAATAAGAATTTACAGATGCACCCATTTTAATTCTAGATGAACTACAGATATTCAAGTAATCAATAAAGATGATTTCTGGAACAAAGTTTTTCTTCAATCGCAACTCATTCAATAGTGAACGAAAGTGTCCAGCATTAGCACTTGCTGTAGGATACTCTTTAATGATTAATTTACCTTGAGTTTTATTCTTCAATATAGAGAATCTACGATCATAATCTTCTTTTGTAACAGTATGTAAATCATCAATTGTTATATTTAATAAGTTGGCATCTATACGTTCAGCAATCTTTTCTTCAGCCATCTCAAGTGTGATGTATAGAACATTATGACCTTGACTAATAGATGATGCGGCAACATGACACATGAATAAAGATTTACCAACACCAGTTCCAGCGAGAGCAATATTCAAAGTCTTTGCTGGGATTCCACCCTTTGTGATTTTATTGAAATAATCCAAATCAAATTTAATCTTCTTTTCTTTTCTATGATAGAAGTCAAATCGAGATTCAGAATCGTTCAAGTAATCGTGACCAACATTAGAATCAAAAGAAACACCAAGCGCATCTGATAACAATTCTGGAATAGAACCCTTACTCTTATTTTCTG